CACAGCATAAACTCAAGTGGTTTTTTTAATTTAAAGTGCTTGACGTTGGTCATGCAATGTTGCATAATGTGTTCATTGATTAATAGCGCCACTTGATAGGCGGCAACCAAAACAGGTGAATTATGAATGAATTTCTTGAAAGATTAAAAGCTTTAGAAATAGAAATAAGGTTTGAACAGGACGAAGAAATCCGAGAAAGATTAATACAAGAGAGAGATTGGCTGGATAAAGCTAACTATATGGCTGATGACATAATGAATCAATTACAATATCACCCTAAGATGTGTGTAAAACTTGGGGCTATATTTGAAGAAATAGCGGTTTATGATGCAATAGAAGAAAATAGAAGAATTGATTTGTTTAACCAGCTTAAATTGATTATTGATGAAATTGTCGAGGACGTGGAATACTGAAGTTGATGGAACTATTCAAGAGCGCATAGATTATGTTAAAGAACAAATGGGTGGATAAAATGGAATATAAAGTAGAAAATATAGAATATAATACAACTAAAGATAATACAACTAAAGGATCTATCACACCTCTGCTTATATGTGTACTTATAATGCTAACCGTAGCAGTTACATCTATATTTATTAGAGGATATTATCTGTCTAATACATGCAGCTTTCAAATGGATAAAACATTGTGTTACCATAAACCAAGTGATACTGTATACGTCATAGATCCTAAAGGCAATCCAGCGCGTATAGCCCCCAAACAATAGGAGAATATTATGAATATGAAATCAGCGAGAGACTATCACGACACTGACAAAGCTATGAGCAATAGTATAAATCGCTCGATGCTTGCCGAAGGTGTGGATTCTTACACAGTTAAATGCCGCGATTGCAGCGAGTATTCAAGCATGTGCAAAACTTGTGGTGGCAAAGGTGAATACTTGGTGGCCGTTGATATGCCCGAAAACAACTAGAGAGAAAGTAATGAATATGAAAGAATTAAATAAAGTAAATTTGTGTTGTTTAGATTATCAAGAGCCAACAAAAAGCTTTAGCTATAGACGGCTAAATAAGGTATACTTAGCAAAGATTAAAATGTTTATTTTTTTAGTTTTTTTGGTTATTTTATTTATTGTGGTTTAATATGGAAAATAATGCAGATTTTTGGCACCAACACGAAGAGGTTAAAACATGAAGCAAGACATTCAACCAAGAAAAGAAACACAGGCATTTAGTAATGTTGCTACGCCAGCAAATTTAATTAAAATGGCTTTAGAAAAAGGCGCGGACATTGATCAGATTGAGAAGTTAATGCAAATGCAGGAAAGATATGATGCTAAACAAGCAAAGTCAGCATTTTTAAGTTCGTTAACTAAGTTTCAGTCGATAGTACCAAGAATAACAAAGAGCAAACAAGGTCATAATTACAAGTATGCCCCCCTAGCTGACATAGTAGAACAAATAAGAGATTATCTTCAAGATTGCGGGTTATCTTTTAGATTTGAACAACGGCATAAAGAAAACATCGAGGTAACTTGCATAATCTCACACATTGAGGGCCATAGCGAATCGACCACTATGGAGGCGACAGCGGACACTAGCGGTTCCAAAAACTCGGTTCAAGCCGTTGGTTCAACAGTACAGTATTTGCAGCGTTACACGCTCATTGGTGCGCTTGGATTGACTACTGCTGACGAAGATATAGACGCACGTTTGCCATGCGAGAAAATAACAAGCGATCAGGTTGTGGTAATTCAAGAAATACTAGCAAAACTTGAGCATGAGTTGGTAGGGATAACTAAAAGCTTTTACAAGTGGCTCTCTAAGCCTCCTATGAAATGCTCAACGCTTGAAGAGATACCGTTCGACAAGTTTGATTCTATTGTCAGCAAGATAAACGATTCGGCAGATATGAGACGTAAAAATGCAAATAATTAAAGACATAGAACAAGGTACTCAAGAATGGTTGAACGCTAGGGCTGGGCTGATGTCGTCATCAAGTGCTGACGTGATACTCACACCTACAGGAAAGCCAACAACGGGAAAAAAAGTTTCTGATTACATGAATAAGCTTGTTGCTGAAAGGTTGATGAATAAATCTGCTGACTCAGGATTCCAAAGTGACGCAATGAGGCGGGGGAATGAGCTAGAAGAAGAGGCCAGAAGCTGGTACGAAATGGCTACGGGCTTGAACGTTGAAGAGGTTGGAATTGTTAAATCGGGTGAATTTTCATGTTCGCCTGATGGGTTGATTTTTGATAATGAATCAATAGTCAAGGGCTTAGAAATAAAATGCCCTCTTGCTCATACTCATGTGGGTTATTTAAAAGATAGAAAGCTACCAACAAAGTACATCCCGCAGATTCAGTCATCCATATTTGTGTGTAATGTTTTGGAGTGGGATTTTTTAAGCTATCATCCAGACATCGAACCAATGATTATCAATGTTAAGGCTGATTATAATTGGATAGAAGCCTACAAAAAATCTGGGCTTGAATTTGCAAAAGGAATAAATAAAACCATTGAGCAAATCAAAGGGCAGCAAGAATCACAATAATGTGATATTTTGGCAATTAAGCCATAGGTATTTCATTTTAAGACCGCGACAGTTAGTTGATTGTCGATTTTCTAAGCCCCCTCCTTTGTCTTGGTATGCTTTGGAGGGGGGATTTTTAAAAACAAATAATTGACAGGAGTATAAAATGATTAAACTAATTAAAGAAGAAATAGAGGATAGATAAATGTACACAATGGTATTTGGGTTTTTATGGGGAATGACCACCGCTTATTTGGGTGTTGGCTGGTTTGATGGCAATTTAATAAATGCATTGATATCGAATCTTTTTCCGATAGCGGCTGTATCAATTTCGGAACACAGAAGAACATTTAAAAATTAACAATAGAGGATAAAGTAAATGGCGGGTATAAATAAAGTAATTATCGTGGGGAATCTTGGCAATGACCCAGAGGTTCGTTATTCTAACAATGGCGCAGCGATAGCAAATATAACGGTGGCTACATCTGATAGCTGGAAAGATAAGAACACCGGTGAGCGACAAGAGCGCACTGAATGGCATAGAATCGTGATGTTTAACGGCTTGGGTGAAATAGCTGGAGAGTACCTTAAAAAAGGCTCTAAGGTTTACATCGAGGGGAAATTGCAGACACGAAAATGGCAGGATCAGCAAGGTCAAGACCGATACACGACCGAGATTGTAGCCGACCAAATGCAAATGCTAGATGCACGAGGTGCCGGGCAGTCCGGAGGGATGGGTGCGGGAGCTGGAGGAAGCTACCAACAGGCCCCGCAAAATCAGTTTGGTGGCGGTCAAAACCAAGCACCTCAGCAGCAGACGCCATTGGCGCCCCAACCAGCTAACGATTTTGACGACGATATTCCGTTCTAATGTCGCTCATAGCCGCCGCAATATTTACATTTATGATTTTCGAGAGGATGTATGCAGATTAGATTAAGACACATAGACGATACAAATTCAGTTTTATTCACTGAATGCCGCATAGATCACTACGTTGCCTTGGTGAACGGCGCGAGGGCCAAAGGAGTAAGAGCATGAATAACATACCCAACCCAATGAGCCAATTCGTCGGGACTGGTTTTGATTTGCAGCATAGAGATTCATTAGGACGCAATAATATTTGGTTTGTTTGTAATGAAATTGAATCAATCGAACATTTAGAGCTATATGAAGAAAACGATATACGTCCACGCCTAAATCACCCAACTGTGCTTGACGATTGGGGATTCATAAAAGAGTTAGAGGGGTTTGTTTGGAATTACAACTATTCTTTAAATGGTTTTATTCGCGAGTTTACAGACGAGTCATATAACGTGCCTGATAGAAATGTCTTATGGCTTTCATTCAAAGGCGTACTGGCATCATCGCCCTACGCTAAATGGGCTAGAGAGAATGATATTCCTGTAATAAACGAGGTGGAGTGATGAATGAAAGAGAATTAGTTAATGAATTAATCGATAAGTGGAACACTGACGAAGGCAAGCCATACAAGGGCAGTTTAATTGATATGAAAGCTTACAAAGATGATCCCTACGACATTGGATGTATGTGTGCGCAAGGTCAGGTATTGAATTTTGTTAAAAAAATCAGCCAAGAGGAACTAAGCCGCATAACTCAAGGAGAGGCTGACAAGTTAGTAGCTAAGACGTTAAATATCAGTGTATCTCATTCTATTTTGCTAAGAAATACGAACGACAAAAAAGAGGGAGCGCCAGCCATTGTGCTGACCAATCCTGAACTGGTTATCGGTGATAATGCGAATAAGTTGCTTTCTTTTTGGCTTCATATTGACTCAATGAATAATGATGCTTGGCTTGCTGTGATAGATGCTATGTTTGCTGATAAGGATGTTGTTAAGGTTGCTAAAATTGATGCTGCTGATGCTGGCGAGGCTGCTGCTGATGGTGGGGCTGCTGCTCTGGCTCCTACCGTAGGGGGTGGTATTGAACATTACGTATTCTGGGCTAGACTTGCTGCTGAGGCTGCTGCTGCTAAGTCTGCTAGGCTTGCTGCTAGGCTTGCTGCTGGGGATGCTGCTCTGGCTGCCTCAAACGAAATACAAGGATTTGAAATTCTTAAGAAAAATGGGCAAAAGCCTTTCTTTCTTCCTTTGTTTGGATTTGATAGCCTTGAGGACATCCCCGAATTGCCTAGTGATTATGGTGTTATCTCATGAATGATAGAAAATAAGAAGTTAAAGCAAGACTGTAAAGACTGGGAAGATGATTTTCAGATATAACAGACAAGGTGAATGAATGATGAGTAATGAATCCGGCGCTAAAAGCGCGAATTTAGACAACTTGTTAACTGTTGGTACATGGGTACTTATACCTTATGGGTCAGGCCTAAAAGATTTTTGCGTATTAGATCGCGCCGGTGACAAGGTGTTGATGTGCAGAAGTTCATGGCTAGTGAGTGGTGCTATATGGTTTACATTAAAGGAGCTTGAAGGATTGGATGGTGTGATTTTAGGCCACGGGAAATTGCGCTGGTGGAGACCATTGTTGCCGATTATAAACGACATCATATTTCCGTTTAGTAGCTACAGGTAACAAATATTAAGCGAGCGCAAAGAGTCCGCTCTAATTAGTGTTATTAACAGACAAGGTGAATGAATGATGAGTGATGAATACGCCGGAGTAATAATTACGCAATTTTTGCTCCACATGCAGTCAAATAGCGTATGGCCATGTCTACAGTTTATTGGCGATGACCCTCAGCCACTAACAGAAGACGAAGTTATGGCGCTGAAAGATGAATATATTAAGCTCTTAACAGATAAGGTGAATGAATATGAGTAAATCATGTACTTTAATTATTCAGAGTAAAAGCACTAGAAGCACTCAGCAAATAGAATTCTACGACATCCAAGAAGCAATAGATTGCATTGAAGAGCTAAAGAACACTACTCCAAATCAGTTTCAAAAAAATGAATATCTTATTAGTTTTAGAATATCTTTTCCTGCACAGGATATTTTTGATTTTAGAAATAGAGAAATAAAAGACATGGTTGACGCTACTGAGTCAGACTGGTCGCTACTTGAAAGCTTAAAGAAAGCTATTGAACAAGCATAACAGACAAGGTGAATGAATTATGAGTTACGACATTAGCATAGGTGATGAGGACTTTAACTACACGTACAATGTTTCTGGTATATGGTATGACTGCTACCCAGAAAAAGGTATTAGGCAGCATTATGGAATGACAGGGAAAGAATCGATCCCAGTTCTTAGAAAGCTTCGTGATCATATGGAAGACAATGCTGATAGGTTGCGCGTTATGGATCCCGAAAATGGATGGGGGAGCTTTGATGGCGCACTAAAATTTGTTTGCGACCTTATAATAGCCGCAAGAGATAACCCGGACGAAATTTGGCATGGTGACTGACGGTTGACAAATATTAAGCGCCCACTATAATTAGAGTTATTAACAGACAAGGTGAATGAATGATGAGTGAATTATTAAATCTAGTCGGTGAATACTGGGATCTTGCCTATCAAGAAGGCTCAGAGGGTAGAAACCACGACACCAAAGACGATAAAGGCCAGAAAACTTGGAATAATATTGAATCATCAGTCAAAGAGCTAGAAAGAAAGGCGGCGGCTTTTGATTTTCTTCAAAAAGACCTTTTTGTGAGAATTGTAAACAATAACGATTACGACATGACAGTAGTTAGGTTTAATGACGATTGTCCTTTTAATGGCAAAACACTAATAGAAGCGGTGGAGGCTGCCATGCGCAATCAAACGTTAGATAAATTAACTGAGTTATCGCAAGATATCGGAATGGAGTATTAATGTGTATAAAAAAACAGAAAATATATACATATGACTAAGTATATGTATAATTTATTTTGCAATTTATAGACGTTTAACAGACAAGGTGAATGAATGATGAATTACAAAGTTTTATTTATACCTGACTTGGGCGATGATGCTCAGTTTGAGAAAGAATTTGAAACACAAGCTGAAGCTGAAGCAGCCTTATTATCTATTGCTGAATATACCTTAATGTTGCACGAATACAGCTTAATGCCTGATTACTCAAACACTGGAATGATTCTTTTTAAAGATAGTGATGGTGATTGGATTGAAATTGACGGTGATGGCCTAGACGTTTAACAAATAAGGTGAATAAATATGATGAATAAGTTAACAACAATTGCATTAATGATTATGCTCGCTGGATGCGGGCAAGGAACATCGACCAGTGGCGGCGAGAGCTTTCAAGACATCCAAAGCAGGGTGTGCACCCCTCTATTACAAGAATGCAGCTTTAACGGCAATCAGGAGGGGTGTAAGGCTATAAAAAAGAAAAAGAAACCAGAGCAGGCATTAATAGATCAAAACAATTTCAATGCTTTCATGTGTTCAAGCTATGGGGGTTAGTTCTTGTTTTTTATTAGGTCAATTGCGATTGTCAAATCTTTTATTCCGTCGGTTTGCTGTTGATACATCCCGGCTAATGCTTTCAATGTGTCGTTGTTTATATCTTGGTAGTTTTTAAAATCTGAATTAATCCGCGTTATTTCTTTTGTGATTTGTGCAAAATGCAAGTCAATAATTTTAACCGAGCTTTTATGCTCAGACATTAATTCGCTCATTGACCTGCTAACGTGATCTAACTCCTTTTTGTTTTCTTCAATTGTTTCTTTTATGTGCTTCATGTCGTTCTCTAGCGATTCAACTCGACCGATAAGTGACCTAGTTTTCGCCCCCATTGACGCAATAGCCACAATCCAAGCAAAAACGATGCCGATCACGCCTAAGTCGTCCTTCCCTATTTCCATATTACCAGACCTGTAATGTTTTTTTTAGTGTTTATTTTAAGACGCTTGTTATATAATTTGATGTAAGACTTTTCCGTCTCTAAAAACGTCCGAAGGATGCCAGTCATGCGTACTTTTGCCCATTTTCTCACATATCCTTTCGGGTATTGTGGAGCATACGGCTGATTTGTTTTTCAAGTTTAAATTGAAGGCAATTGGAATGGCTTTTTTATAGCCATAATCAACAGATTCAAACCCTGACAAAACGCTCAACAATTCTCTTTCTGCTGCCTTGTTTATGTTTTCATGTCGTATCAAATATGTTCCATCATATTGTTTTTTTAAGCTTTCCTTTCTGGTTTCAAAAAGTTCACGCACAAAGCCAGTTTTTTCGCTGTGATCCCCTTTTATTCGTATTTCAGCACACATCAAGTGCCTTCCTTCCCAGTAAAATGTACCAGCATGAACAAATTCAGACAATGCAATTCTGCGAGTCATCCAGCCAAAAAGATTCGTTTTTTGTTTTCCTAAACATACAAAGCTGTCGCCGGTTTTTATGTCGTTAATGTTCATATGATTTAAAAGAGGCAAAGAAGCCAAAAAAAGATGATACCCAATATAACAATTCCCTTATTATATATTTTGGTATTGAATTATAAAAAATGTCGCAAGCAAACCCAGCAAGAAACAAAAAAAAGATAAAAATACAAAATGATTTTTTTTCTATTTTCCTATTTTTGCAAAAGCAAAAGCAAAAGCAAACTAAAGAAGTCGCTAATGTTATATTAGCCGCAATTGTCGCGTTGTGAATGTATATTTCCATTACTTTACCACCTTAAACCCCTTTGACGGATTGAACGGAGGTTTTTTACTGTAAACATCGGCTCCGTTTAGCTTTTTGCTGTAGGCCATCATGTCGTGTTTTTTTGCGAAAGTTGCCAAACCCCTGAGTAAATTAAAAACAGAGTAAAAAAAAGAATTTATTTTATTGTTTTCTGATCTTGTTATTTTGTTTTTTGATAAATAGCAAAGCCCTAATGTGTGTCGCCACAACAAGCTTGACGGAATACTTGAGACCATATCGCCAGCATTAACAAATCTTGATATTTTGCCCTTAAAATTTGAACTGATTCTTTTGGCGCTTTTTGCTGAAAGTCCGCGAGGTGAGCCAAAATTAACAATTCTTATTGCGTTTTGTAATCTGGGGAATGTTTCATAAGCTAATTGGGCCTGTATTAAAGAAGATATACCCCCTAATGAATGACCAGTAAAAACAACTTCTTTACAATTTGATTTATCTATAGCCTCTCTAACCGCTCGCCATGTTTTGCGGCAATGAATATAAAATCCCTCTCTGCACTCAACCCCCCCCGCCG